TCGGCGGCAAGTTGGTCGACGCCAAGGTGCTGCAGTCGGTCGACCTGTACGCGCTCGAACAACTGTGCGTTCGCTGGCAGTCGCACCGCCAGCTCGCGAAGGCGGGCATCCCGGCGACGGCTGCTGACGACAACGCGCTGAAGGCGCTGTTTTCCGAGTTCGGCCTGACGCCGGCGAGCCGTCGAAAGGTGGGAGTGAGTGACACGAATGGCCGCCAAGGCAACGCGTTCAAGCAACGCGGCGCCGCCAACCGGCCCGCGTGATTTCGTCCAGGTCGCGACCGCGTACGCGCGCGAAGCGACCGCCGACCGAAAGGGCAAGAAGTTCGGGAAGTGGATCCGGCTCGCCGCCGCCCGCTTCCTGCGTGACCTGAAGACTGCGAAGTCCAAGGGCGCGCCGTTCAAGTTCGACCCTTGGTGGGCGAACGATGTCTGCCTGTTCGCCGAATCGCTGCCGCATGTTGAAGGCGTGTGGGACACGCCGACGATCGTGCTGCACCCGTCGCACGTGTTCTTCCTGGTGAACCTGTTCGGGTTCCGGAAGCCGGACGGCACGCGCCGATTCACCACCGCGCTGTTCGCGGTGGCGCGCAAGAACGCCAAGTCGACGCTGGCGGCGATCATCCTGCTGTACTGCCTGTGCTGCGAAGGCGAGGTCGGGCCGCAGGCGATCACCGCAGCCACGACCGGGCAGCAGGCCCGTATCGTGTTCAACGTCGCGAAGCGGATGGTCGAGAAGACCCCGGACCTGCGCGAGGCGTTCAACTTGGAACCGTTCGCGAACGCCATCGCGGCGTATGCGAACGGCGGGACCGCGAAGCCGATCAACGCGAAGGCGAGCACCCAGGACGGCTTGAACCCGTCCATGGTGTCGCTGGACGAAGTCCACGCGCACAAGACGCACGACTTGCTGAACGTGCTGAAGTCGGCAGCCGGTGCGCGCAAGAACCCGCTGTTTCTGTACACCACGACCGAGGGCTACGAATCGCCAGGGCCGTGGCCGGAGCAGCGCCGCTTCGCCGAGCAGCTGCTCGAACAGGCGGTGGAAGCCGAGCACTACCTCGCGCTGATCTACTCGGTCGACGAAGCCGACCACGACTTCGACCCGAAGTGCTGGATCAAGGCCAATCCGCTGGCCGACGTGAACGCGATCCTGCTGAAGGAGATCGCGAAGGAAGCGATCGAGGCCAAGGCGATGCCAGGCCGGCACGCCGAGTTCAAGATCAAGCGCCTGAACCGGCGCGCCGCGGCGGCGAATGCGTGGGTCAACATCGAGCGGTGGCTCCGGTGCTCAGGCGACGCCGACGAAGAAGTGCTGCTGCGCACGCCGTGCGTCGGCGCGCTCGACCTCGCGAGCACGCGCGACATGTGCGCGTTCGCGCTGGTCTGGCGCATCGGCGACCGGTGGGTGGTCCGGGTCTGGTACTGGGTGCCGGCAGATGCCGTGGCCCAGCGCACCGAGCGCGGTACCGTGCCCTATGCCGGATGGGTGGCCTCCGGGCACATCACGCAGACCGATGGCGACGTCACCGACTACGCGGCGATCGAGGCCAAGGTCAACGAACTGCGCGAGCGGTACCAGGTGACGCAGATCGCCTATGACCAGTGGAACGCGAGCGACTTGGTGAACCGCCTGGTGGCCGACGGCGCGCCGATGGTGCAGTTCATCCAGGGCGCGCGCAGCTACCACCCGGCCATGCAGGAACTGGAAATGGCCTACACCTCCGGGCGCCTGGATCACGCCGGCAACCCGGTGCTCACCTGGAACGCGGCCAACCTGGTCGCGCGGCAGGACCAGAACCTCAACAACGCGCCTGACCGCAAGCGGTCGGCCGACAAGATCGACGGCATGTGTGCGGTGCTCATGGGCATCGGCACGACGCTGGCGAAACCCGAACCCACCCCGCAGTCGGTCTATGACCGGCGCGAAATGCTGATGGTGTGACTCAATGGCATGGCTTGACTGGCTGCGGACCCCGAAAAATCGAGCGTCCGGCGCCGGCGGTGCGCGTGCCGCATTCGAAGCGCTGGATCTGAACGATCCGCTGATTGCCGAATTCCTCCGCAATGGCGAGCTGGCAAACAGCGGCGCGACCGTGAACCGCGACAGCGCGATGCGCGTGGCCGCGGTCTATGCCTGCGTCCGCATCATCGCCGGCGCGGTGTCGTCGATGCCGCTGAAGCTGTACACGCAGCAGGATCGCACCCGCGTCGAGGCGTCCGACCATCCGATCAATCGGCTGATCGCCCACAAGCCGAACGAATGGCAGACATCGAAGCGCTGGCGGCACCTGATGCAGTCGCACATGCTGCTCGACGGCAACGGCTACTCGCTGATCGCGGGTGGCCGCCGTCGTCCGCTGGCGCTGTATCCGCTCGATCCGAAGCGCATGCAGGTCGAACAGAAGGCCGACTTGTCGCTGTCGTACCGGTACGAAAAGAAGAACGGTCATAGCGTCACTTTCGACCAGGACGAGATCCTGCACCTGCGCGGCATGTCGCTCGATGGCATCACCGGCCTGTCGCCTGTTGCGTACGCGCGCGAAGCCATCGGCCTGGCGATTCAGGGCGAGCGCCACGGCGCGTCGCTGCACAAGAACGGCATGCAGGTCGGGTCTGTGCTGAAGTTTCCGAATGGCTTGTCCGATGCCGCCTACAAGCGGCTGAAGGACGGTCTCGAACAGTTCCGCGGCACCGCCAACGCGCACAAGAACCTGATCCTCGAAGAGGGCGGCGACTTCGCGGCGACCATGAGTAACGTCGACGCGCAGTGGCTGGAAAACCGCAAGTTCCAGCGCGGCGACATCTTCATGTTTTACGGCGTGCCACCGCACATGGCTGGCGACACCGAGAAGTCGACCAGCTGGGGCACCGGCCTCGAACAGCAGTCGCAGGGATTCGTCAGCTACACACTCGACGACTGGCTGACCGAGTGGGAGCAATCCCTCGCGGCTGCGCTGGTCACCGACGACACCCAGTATTTCAAGTTCACGCGCGCCTCGCTGGTGCGCGGCGACATCAAGACGCGCTACGGCGCCTACGCCGTCGGCCTGACCAACGGATTCCTGACCCCGAACGAATGCCGCGCAATGGAAGAACTGCCTCCGATGGACGGCGGCGACACCCTGCGCGTGCCTCTGAACACGGCACCGATCACCGACGCGAAGGAAACGGAAGATGAGCCTGCGACCCCTGCCTGAAATCCGGGCGGATGCATCGATCCAGAACGCGCGCTGGGAAGTCCGGCCGGATGCGCTGGAGCGGTTCATCCCGCACGCCGCCGACGCCGGCGACCCGGAAACCATCACGATCTATGACCAGATCGGCGTCGACGTATGGACGGGCGAGGGCGTCACCGCCAAGCGCATCGCCGGTGCGCTCCGCTCGATCGGCGAACGCGATATCCGCGTGAACATCAACAGCCCCGGCGGCGACTTCTTCGAAGGCGTCACGATCTACAACCTGCTGCGCGAGCACAAGGCCAAAGTCACGGTGCGCGTGCTCGGTGTGGCGGCGTCGGCGGCGTCGATCGTCGCCATGGCCGGCGACGAGATCGAGATCGCCGTGGCCTCGCACCTGATGATTCACAACGCCTGGGCGGTCGTGGTCGGCAACCGGCATGACCTCGAACAGGCGCAGAACGCGCTCGCATCGTTCGATGGCTCGATGGCCGACATCTACTCGGCCCGCACCGGCATCGATCGCAAGAAGGTCGCGTCGATGATGGACGCCGAGACGTGGATCAGCGCCGACGCGGCCGTGTCCGGCGGCTGGGCCGATCGCAAGATCAACGAGCCTGCGAAGCCGGAAGGCATCGAGGCCAAGCAGACCCGCACGCTCGCGGTCGCCGAAGCGGCGTTCGCGCGGGCCGGGCTGTCCCGCAGCGAGCGCCGCTCGCTGTTGAAAGACCTGACGAATTCCAGTGGCACGCCGAGCGCTGCCGCGTACGCCATGCCGGGCGCTGGCGACCTTGCTGCAGCTCTGCAGCGTCTCCAAAGCAACCTCAAGTAAGGGAGTCACCCATGAAGAACCATGCACTGTCGGACGGTATCCGTCGCGGCATCCAGGCCGTGCGCGCCGAAACGGTGTCGCTGGCCGATCTCGTTCGCAACGTCGAAGCCGTCAATC